CGGCATCCGGCATTGTAACGGCAAACATTTTCTTGACGCTGACGTCATCCAATAAAGTGACGATGAAGTGGCTTACGCCTGACGGGCACACGGCTTTGGTGACGTACCCGGCGAGTGTTAGCCCGGCATATCCTGCGTCTCCGGCACTTATTTTGACTGTCAATCAGGTGTCGTAGTGTCATGGAATTGATGCTGTGGAATACGGTCCTGTCTTTGGTGATTGGGATTGTTAGTTGGGTGCTGCGGGATAAGGCTGCTGAGCTGTCGCGCGTTACCATCCTGCTGAACAAGACCCGCGAAGAGGTCGCCAAGGAATATGTGACGAAGGTGGAGGTTCATGCGGATATAAATCGCGTCATGAACCGTCTTGAGGTATTAGATGCAAAACTTGATCGGCTGATCGAAAGCAACCGCGTGAGAGGGATTTAACATGGGCAAGACGCTTAAATACGTTTCGGAGTTCAGCTTTCCCTCTGACAAGGGGTATTCTGGCTCTGCCGGCAAGACGATGGTCAAGGGGTACGCCCGTGGCGGATCCTGTGGGCCGATGAAGAAGGCCGATGGCGGCATGGTGGATGATCCCCGCCGCCCAATGATGGACCGCACGGTTGGTGAATACATCAATGCCGTCAATCGCGAGCGGGCCATGGAAATGGCTGACATGATGGCCGCGGAGCGGGCTGCCGCGCTTCTCCGCGCTCCACGCCGCATCTCCCAAGGTTTGCGCTCCCCCCGCGCTGAAATGGCCCGTGAGCGGGCTATTATGGGCGAGGATGCGGGTTACAAGAAGGGTGGCATGGCGATGCGTAAGCAGTACCCGACCAACAATAGCAAGCCTATGATCAGCGGCCCCAAGGCGGCGCCGGCGCCCAAGGCGGACATGCTCTATAGCAAGAAGGAGGTTGGCGCGAAAAACCTACTTCGTGACGGTAAGGCGCCTGCGCTGCCCCATGCCAAGGGTTCGGTGAACATGGCCAAGGGTGGCGCTGCCAAGGTGGGCAAAGTCATGCGCGAGTTTAAGGCTGGCGAGCTGCATTCTGGCAGCAAGTCTGGCCCCGTCGTGAAGAGCCGCAAGCAGGCCATTGCAATCGGCCTGTCTGAGGCTCGCAGGGGCAAGAAGTAAAACTTGGCTTTTGGTTTGCGGTGAATTATAGTTTGCCGCAAACCTACCGGGGCAAGCTGAAACAGCGGCCAACGCTTTTATAGCGGAGAACGCATGGCCTATTCGGGTAGCATAAGTGGCACGACATTCAATGCCTTGAGGGTGGTTGATCATGCCTTCAGGCGTTGCCGTTTGCCTGCCCAGGCAATCACGGCCGAAATGCAATCTTATGCCTTGGACAGCCTCTATCTGATGCTTTCCGAGCTGGCGAACATCAAGACGCCCAGCTGGTGCATTGAGAAGCTGATCCTGCCGATGTACGAGAACCAGCCAATTGTGACGCTGCCAGCTGGCACGGTTGAGGTGCTAAACCTCAACTACCGGACCCTGCAATTGCTCTCGGGCACGACCACAACGACTTCCACCAGCTACACGGTAAATTTCACCGATGACACGGTGGTGAATACTGTGGGCGTGGAATGGAACGGCGTTGCCCCGACATTGACCTTCCAGGTCAGCAATGACGGCGTTACCTGGACGACTGTTGGCACCCAGACGACTGCCGCGGTTGCCGGGGATATCACCTGGACGGATATCGCGGTTGGCCTGCCATACCAGTATTTCCGGATCACGGCGCCAACCACCATCAATTACACGGCTATCACGCTGGGCAATTTGCCGCAGGAAATACCGCTCGGGCAGTTGAACCGCGACAGCTATGTGAACCAGAGCAACAAGGTGTTTCCTGGCCGGCCGAGCAACTACTACTTCCTGCGTGATCTGCCTGAGCCCGTCGTCTACCTCTGGCCGGCGCCGTTCAGCGCCGCGGAGCAAGCCCAGCTTGTGCTGTGGCGGCACCGGCAGATCATGGACACCGAGAACCTGCAGCAAGAGGTTGAGGTGCCCCAGCGTTGGCTGGAGGCCATTGTGAATGGCCTTGCGGCGCGCATGGCGGCCGAAACTCCGGCGGTGGATGTAAACCTCATCCCGGTGCTTGAGCAGCGTTCTGCGGTCAGCATGCAGCGTGCGTGGGATGGGGACAATGATGGCTCCCCAATCCAGATCAATCCCGGCATTCGGGCCTACACGGCATGAGTGGGATTTTCTTAGACCCTACCGGCCAGCCTACCTATGGCATTGGCATCTGCGGGCGGTGTTCGCGCAAGATGCTGTTGTCTGCCCTGGCGCCGGATCCGAATTACCCTGGCCTGATGGTGTGCGATGAAGATCGGGATCAATATGACCCCTATCGCCTTGCGCCTCGGCCGCCTGATCAGATTGTGTTGCCGTTCAATCGGCCTGACACTCCGATTAACACGCGGCCTGCTGGCGTCATACAGGAGCAGGGTGACGAGTTCTTCATTACCGAAGACGGCGACGGTTATCTGGAGTTCTAAATGTCTGTACCCAGCAATCTGATCCCGACCCGCATTACGCAGCTTCCCGTCGCGCCTGTGGCCGACGAGAACAGCCTGATGATGATTGTCTACCAAGGCAACAATTATCAGATCCGGGTGGGTGATCTTCTTAGCGTTGCTGGGGTGCCGGTTACTCGTCAGGTTATTGCCGGTACTGGCATGACTGGCGGCGGCCAGCTTAGCTCTAATGTGACGCTGAGCATTGCGCCGGGCGGCGTTGGCTCTACTGAGCTTGCCAATTCTGGGGTAACTGCGGGGGTCTACGGGACGGCCACGAATATCCCGGTATTCACGATTGACGCCAAGGGCCGCGTTACCGCGGCGACCACGGTTCCGGCGACCATTAGCGGATATGTGCCAGATACTCGGCAGGTCATTGCCGGCACGGGCTTGAACGGCGGTGGCCAGCTTAGCGCAAATGTCACGCTCAATGCCGACTTGAGCAGCGCCACGCCATTGGCGGTGTTCCAGTCTGGCGATGCCGGCACTTCGACGGATATTGCCCGTGCGGATCACAGGCACCCGGCGATCGACCTAAGTTCTGATGACGAGGTTGACGGGATACTTGGCCTGAATGGCGGCGGCACTGCCCGCAGCATTGTGGCCACTCCTGGCGCCGTGGTGTGGTCTGGGGCCGATGGCCTTTATGTGACTGCTGTTGGGGCGGCTGGTCAGGTTTTGGTTTCTGGCGGCACTGGAGCGCCCACCTGGGGCTCTGCGCTGATTGTATCTGATCAGGCTGCAAATGTGGTCTATGCTGGCCCAACAAGCGGGCCTGATGCTCCCACGTCCTTCCGGCTTTTGGTCACTGATGACCTGCCATCCTCGGGTGTTGTCGCGGCAACGTATGGCGCGGCGGCGACGGTTCCGGTCTTCACGGTAAACGCCAAGGGGCAGATTACGGCGGTCACTAATACGTCAATTGCCATCAATGCCTCTCAGATTACGGCCGGCACTCTTGCGGTGGCTCGGGGCGGCACTGGCCTTTCGACAACGCCAGCCAATGGCGAGCTTGATATTGGCAATGGCACTGGCTTCACGCGCACGACGCTGACTGCCTCCAGTGGTATATCAATCACCAATGGCGCTGGCAGCATTACGGTTGGCAATTCTGGGGTGCTTTCTTTCAGTGGCGGCACTACGGGCCTCACGCCTGCGAGCCCCACCACGGGCGGCGTGACGCTTGCTGGCACTCTCAATGTGGCCAATGGCGGCTCTGGCGCCGCGACGCTCACTGGCTACCTGAAGGGCAATGGAACCAGTGCATTTACTGGCTCTGCGACCATTCCGAATACGGACATCACCGGCCTCGGCACGATGTCTACGCAGAATGCGTCTTCCGTCGCGATTACCGGCGGGACCGTAAATGGCACGTCAATCGGCGCGACCACGCCGGCTGCGGGGACGTTTACCTCTGTGGGGATGACGAGCGGCACGATTACGACTGCGCCATCTTCCGGCAATGACATCGTCAATAAGACCTATGCCGATTCTATTGCGGCGGGCATCAATTTTCACCAGTCTTGCCGTTTGGCTACGACTGCCGCGCTTCCGAGCAATACCTACAACAATGGCGTTTCTGGGGTTGGCGCGACGCTTACTGCGACGGCAAATGGCGCCCTGTCGGTTGATAGCACTGCGGTGGCGGCGACCAATCGCATCTTGGTCAAGAATGAAGTCAATCAGGCTTACAATGGCGTTTATGTCGTCACCCAAACGGGCAGCGCGGGTTCGCCGTTTATTCTGACCAGGGCGACTGATTTTGACACTGCCGGGTCTGGCGTTGATCAGATTGATGCTGGCGACTTCTTCCTGATTACTGCCGGATCTACCCTAGCCAATACTTCTTGGGTGCAGCAGACGCCGCTGCCCATTACGGTTGGCACGACGGGGATTGTGTTTTCTCAGTTTGGCGCGCCGCTGACTTATTCTGCCGGCACGGGCCTGACTGAGTCGCCGGCATACACGTTCAACATCGCCAATACTGGCGTTGTCTCTGGCAGTTATGGCGGCGCGGCGACTGCCATGACGCTGAGCATCAATGCCCAGGGGCAGATTACCAGCGCCACAGACGTTTCAATTGCCATCAATGGCAACCAGATTACGTCTGGCACTGTTGGGTCTGCCTACATCAGCGGATCTTACACGGGCATCACAGGCGTTGGGACGCTGACTTCAGGCACTTGGAATGCCACCGCTATTGGCATTGCCTATGGCGGTACAAATGGAACGGCAACACCCACGGCTGGCGCAATCGCTTATGGTAATGGCGCTGCCTATGCTTTCAGTTCCGCCGGAACGTCTAGCCAGATTTTGCTTTCTGGCGGGTCTGGTGCGCCGACTTGGGCGTCTCAGTCAACTCTGGCGGTTGGCACGGCCACCAATCTTGCGGGTGGGGCTGCCAGTCAGGTGCCTTATCAGACGGGTGCTGGGGCGACTGCCTTTGTTGCTAATGGCACGGCTGGTCAGGTGTTCAAATCAAATGGCGCAAGCGCGCCGACGTGGGCCAATATTGATGGGGGCACATTCTGATGATTGACGAAGTAGTTGCCCTTCAAATGTCGGTTCAGTACAATTCAGGAAACTTGAGGTAAGCCATGGCACAGACAGGTTACACCCCGATCCAGTTGTATCGCACGACGACTGCGAGCGCGACGCCTACTGCCGGCAATTTGACGGACGGCGAGCTTGCCATCAACACGACTGACGAGAAGCTCTACTTCAAGAATGCCTCTGGCACGGTAAAGCTTCTTGCGGCGAATGTTATGCCGGTTGCGAATGGCGGCACGGGCGCGACAACAGCATCTGTGGCCCTGACAAACCTTGGCGCCGTGGCCAAGGCCGGCGATACGATGACTGGCGTTCTTGCATTTACTGCTGGAACGGTTTCTGCGCCGGGTATTACTTTTTCTGGCGACACCAATACCGGGATTTTTTCTCCTGCGGCTGACACCATTGCTTTTACCGAAGGTGGTGTTGAGTCGATGCGCATTGACAGCAGCGGCAACGTGGGGATTGGGACGAGTTCGCCAAGCACTTTAGCAAAACTTGCCGTAGCAGGCGCTGATGACGCTAATTTATTCGGTTTATCATCTACAACAGGTGTCTTGCGCGCAGCTGCGTATAAGACATCAAGCGCAGGCGCGGTGGTTGAAGCAACAAATGCCGCCCAAAGTGCTTACGCAAATCTGTTCCTAAATGGCCTAAATTTGATACTTGGTACTGGCGGCACCGAACGCCTCCGCATTGACACCAGCGGCAACGTGGGGATTGGGACGACTTCGCCTGGAGATAAGTTGGTTGTTTCGGGAAGTAACGTCATTGTTCGTTCCAAGGCATCTTCTGGGTATGGGGCCTTTTTGGCAGACGGTGCAACTGGCTCTGCGGCTTATTACTTTTTCAAAATAAATGACGTGGAAACTGCCCGTATCGCGAGTGATGCTGGTAATTTAATTGCGTTCTCCACCGGAAGTTCCGCCACCGAACGTATGCGCATTGACGGCAGCGGCAACGTCGGGATTGGGACGACAATCGCTACTGCAAATGCAAAGTTGGCGGTGGAGCAGGGTATAGTCGCACGGGCTTCAACGGCAGGGTTAGTTCCTTACCTACAGTTGTATAACTCAAATGCTGGCACTGATCTAAAAACATGGCGGTTTGGCAGCGATTCTGCTGGGTCGCTTTCAATTGAAACAGTTAATGATGCTTATAGCGCGGCTACGCAGCGTTTGGTTATTAACAGCAGCGGCAACGTGGGGATTGGGACGAGTTCGCCGGGTGGCGCTTTGTCTGTATATCGCGCAACTGGAACGGCTCAGTGGGCTATTCAAACACTTAACAACGCAAACACTGGCGGCTCTGGCTTCTGGCAACGTGCAGACGGAAGCCACGAAATGGTTCTTCGCGATGCCAGCAACAACGCAAATTTCATAACAAACCAAACCAACGATTTGGAGTTTGTGACAAACGGCTCCGAGCGTCTCCGCATAGGCTCATCCGGGCAGCTTGGTATTGGCGGCGCAAACTACGGCACCTCGGGTCAGGTATTGACCTCCAATGGCTCTGGCTCTGCGCCTTCTTGGCAGGCTGCGGGCGGAAGCACAGGCATTAATTATCAATCCTTCACTTCATCTGGAACATGGACTAAACCAGCGGGTTATGCAGCAGGCTCTCGCGTTCTTGTCCAGGTTTGGGGTGGCGGTGGCGGCGGCGCAAAAAACGGCGGAAACCTTTCCCCAGGCAGCGGCGGCGGTGGCGGTGGTTATTCCGAAATCTGGGTAACGCTTAGTGCATTAGGCGCAACTGAAACGGTTACTATTGGTGCTGGCGGGACTGCCGGTGGCGGTACTGGTGGCGCGGGCGGTAACACAACTTTTGGTTCTGTGTTGACGGGTTATGGTGGTGGCGGCGGTTATGGTAATAACAGTGCCGCTGGCGGCGGCGGTGGCGGTGGTGGTCAATTAACCGCCGGTACTACCGCAACAACAGGCGTAGGAGCGCGGCCAGGACAACCATGGATAATTTTTACCCCCGGAGCTTGCGGAACATCAGACACACCTATGAGTCAAGGTGGCGCAGGGAATGGTGCTAACGGCCCTGGGGGACATGGTTTTTGGGCTGGTGGCGGCGGTGGTGGCGCTGGTACTGGTACTGGCGGAGCTGGAGGTAAATCTTATTATGGTGGTGGCGGCGGCGGCGCGGGCGGCACTTCCGCTGGAGGAGCTGGCGGAACAGCCGTTATTGGTGGCTCCGGGGGCGCTGGTACTGGTGGCGGCACTGCTACTGCTGGTTCTCAGCCTGGAGGCGGTGGCGGTGGAGCGTATGGTGGAACCGCTGCCGCTGGTGCTGCCGGTGAGTGTCGAGTTACTGTATTCCCCACATAATTTTTGGAGAACGCAAATATGAATTACGCGATGGTGCAAAATGGCGTGATTGTGAATGTAATTGATTGGGATGGCGTCACACCGTACACGCCACCCGAAGGGTGCGAATTGCACCAATGGAGCGGCCCTATGAGCATTGGCTGGGCTTGGGTTGATGGCGCTCCCGTTGAGCCAGAACCGCCTCCTCCGGTTGAGCCGTCAGAAGGCCCAACGGTGATCTGATGTTGCAAGCCAAGCCATTCACCTTTGGGAAATTGACCGGAACCGCATACGACTTTCCGGTGAATGGCGATGTGCTGCCCATGCACCAGCATAGCGAGGGCGATGTGCATATTACTGTGGTTGCAAGAGGCAGCTTCAAGGCCCATGGTAATGGCTGGGAGCGGGTTTTGACGGCGGGCGATATTGCCGATTGGAAGCCGCATGACCCGCATGAATTTGTTGCGCTTGAGGATAACTCACGCATCGTCAACATTGTAAAGGGGAAATAAAATGAAGATTGAACTCAGCATCAACGAAATCAATACGATCATGCAGGCTCTTGGCAATTTGCCATACGCCAGTGTGTTTGAGCTTGTATTGAAAATCCGCGAACAGGTGCAGCCGCAATTGGCCGCGAAGCAAGAGGATGAAGAAAATGGCTAACGCCTACACCTGGGTCATTGAGGCGATGGATTGCGTGCCTCAAGAGGACGGCAAGACCGATGTGGTGATTACTGTGCATTGGCGCCAAAACGCCACCAACGGCACATACAACGCCACTGTGTACGGCACTGTGGGTCTGACCTACACGCCGGGTTCCCCGTTCACGCCGTATGCCAACCTGACGCAGGATCAAGTTGTTGGTTGGGTGCAGGGTGCGCTTGGCTTTGATCAGTGCGCGCAACTGGCCGCGAACCTTGATCAGCAGATTGAAGCACAAATCAATCCGCCTGTGGTGACGCCGGCGTTGCCTTGGGCCTGACTTCACAAGCATTGGTAGTGCCCAATGGAGTTGCCCAAACTTACTCCTGTCGTTCAATTCCTCACGGCTAGTTTTGCGCTGGCCGTGGGGGGCTACACGGCTGGGGAGAAGTTTGGGTGGTTCAAGAATGAAATCATTGCCTGGGCGCCAGAGCATTTTAGGATTGAACCGGCAAAGATTGGGCAGCCCGTTACGGTAACAGTGGCGCGGATCAAAAAGCGCGACGACTGTTCTGTGGAAAACTTTGAGGTGACTATTCGTGACGGGGCTGGCGTAATCCACCAAGCCGCGCCGAGCATGACGCGGTTTACCGGCCCCGCAGGGCCAGAGATAGACACGTTCACCTACCTGTTGAACATCTCCGACAAGGAGACTATCGCCCCAGGCCGGGCGACGCTCTTGGCCACCATCAAATACAAATGCCCGGAGGGTGAGCGCACTGTCACCTACCCTCGGCACCAGAACCTGACCTTTATGTTGGAGAAGTGACATGGACGGCCTTCTCAACCTCGTGCGCACGGTTGCGCCCAGCATCGCCAGCGCCGTTGGGGGCCCCTTGGCCGGCATGGCCACCAGGGCGATTTCTGAGGCCCTGCTGGGCAAGCCAGACGGCACTGAGCAGGAGCTTGCCGAGGCCGCAGCCAAGGCCACCCCAGATCAGCTGCTGGCCCTCAAGCAGGCCGAGCAAGATTTTGCCGTGAAGATGCGCGAATTGGATATTGACCTGGAGCGGATTGCTAATGCTGACCGCGACAGCGCACGGAACCGGGAAGTGGCCGCCAAGGACTGGACCCCGCGTGTCCTAGCCGGGTTGGTTACGGGTGGCTATTTTGGGGTGCTGTTTTATATGTTGATCAATGGCCTTCCAACGCACGGCGGGTCTGAGGCCATGTTGGTGATGCTTGGCACTTTGGGAACGGCCTGGGGTGGCATTATGGCATACTATTTTGGCTCCTCCGCCGGCAGTAAAGAGAAAACAGACGCGATGAATAGGATGGCTCGCAGATGAGTGAATTGTTCCCCAAGGTTCTCAAGTCTGTTCTGAAGCACGAGGGGCTGTGGAGCGACCACAGAGATGATCCCGGAGGCGCGACTATGAAGGGCGTGACGCTCCAGACGTACTCTGACTGGCTCGGGCGGCCGGCAAGCAAAGATGAATTGCGAAACATCCCGGATGACCACTTGGAGGCCATCTACCGCAAGGGGTATTGGGCCAAGATCCGGGGCGATGAGCTTGCCGAGATTTCGCCTGGGCTTGCGGCGTGCGCTTTTGACTTTGCGGTGAACAGCGGCCCAGGCCGGGCTGCCAAGGCCCTCCAGAGCCTTTGTGGGGCGGTTACGGATGGCGCGATTGGGCCCAACAGCCTGAAGCAGATAAAGGCCTGGGTTGGGATCCTTGGCCATAAAAGCGCAATTGAGGCCTTCCAGGCGTTTCGCCAGCATTACTTGGAGAGCCTGGACACCTTCGCTACTTTCGGCCGGGGTTGGACCCGGCGCGTTGCTGAAGTGCGTGAAGAGGCCCTCAAATTGTCTGCGGGGGCCTGAATATTCTCGGCAGTAAATTGCCTTGCCTTAGCTATGAGGCAGGGGCTATATTTGAAAAACGGCGCAAGCTGAAGCAGCTGCGGAGAGTAAATCCGGCGGAGTCAGCATGGCGTATGTAATGACCTACGACAGTTTGCTGGTCGATCTGCGGCGCTACCTTGAGCGTGGCTTTACGCAGGAAAGCGACCAGATTGTCTACGACCAGTTGCCTCGCCTTATCACATTGGGCGAGCGCCGGATTGCGCGCGAGCTGAAGATTGAGGGCTTTATTCGTGCCGTCCAGACGCCGCTTCAGGTTGGCGTTGCGGTCTACTTAAAGCCAGATCGTTGGCGTGACACTGTCAGCATGACGCTCAATGGCGTGCCGATTTTCGCCCGTGCCTATGAGTATTGCCGCAACTATTGGCCGAATGAGGCCCAGACTGGCACCCCGCAGTTTTATGCCGACTATGACTTCCAGCACTGGCTGCTTGCGCCGACGCCTGACGCGGCCAGCACTCTGGAGATTTTGTATTACGAGCAGCCTGCGCTGTTGGGTGAAGAGTTGCAGACGAATTGGCTGACGGAATCC